TTTCGCTTTAATATTTCGATAGCGTGATCCGACCATTTGAAATGGTATTTTTTACCTTCACGGCTTCGGGCATTTTTAAGTTCAAATACAACATCATTCCATGTCACTTCATTCGGATTAATTTCTTCTAGTTCGCCATTAACCAATTCAATTTTACGATATTCACGTTCAGCATTGCAATTTTTACATACGAGATTAAACGTCATTTCCTTATCTGTCTTAGATACGGACATCGCATTGTCTATAATATGGCCGCATTCCAAGCACTCCTCAACCTTCATAATCTCCAGCGACTCCTCGATTTTTGAGGCGTTGCACTTTTGGCACTTCTTGATCGTAGTGACTTTTAAATATCCTTCCATATCGGGAATGGATGTTTTAGACTCAACAAAAAAACGACCTCCGCACGTTTCACCTTTGGATGTGGTGCGTTCACACGTCTTTTCTTTTTTCTCCTTCTTCTCTTTGTCGAATCTCATGCGTGTCAATGGGTGGATTGTATCTTCTATGACTCCAGCGCAGTCTAAAATTAAAGCGGTTTTATTTGGGTCGTTTGGATTTAAGCGTGTAGCGCGTCCGTATATCTGGACCGCCTTTACTATTGACTTTGTAGGCACTGCAAGGACAATACAGTAAATATCTGCAATATCCACCCCCGTAGTCAGGACTTCCACGTTGCACACTATATCAATCTCGTGGTTTTTAAACCGATCCATGACTTCCCCGCTATCCTTTTTTGAATGGACGCTATCGCATCGGTGCCCTCGTGCTTTGAATTCAGCGGATAAGAGTTCAGCGTGCTGAATATTTACGCAAAAAACCAATGTCCGTAACCCAGTGGCATATTTCTCATAGGTGTCTACAATATCGCCTATCATGGAAGATTTTGCCATTAAGTCGAAAGCCTCTTGATTATCGTAATCGCCTTTTGATATTTTAAGTTTATCACGGTCAGGCTTCACGGGCGCAAGGCATTTAACGGGTGAGGCATATCCCATTTTGATTAGGTCGCACAGTTGGATATGATCTATGATTACATCCCATCCCTCAAGTTTTGAGCCGTCACCATTTAAAGGCGTAGCGGATAAGCCAATAGTGATAACGCCGTCTGGCATTTTGGATCGCATCTTCGAGCCGTTGGCGTAATGGGCCTCGTCCTCAATTATGAGCTTCACGTTATGCTTTTTTCGGCTCATGGCTTGAAGCGTCCCGCACGTTACGTTAGATAAGCCTTTGAAAGTTTCCTTCATCTGGTCAATTAAAATAGTGCGGTGAGCGGTGAAAAGGACTTGATTATTTTTTTCTGCTGCCATTTCTGCGATTGATCGAGCTATGATACTCTTGCCGCTACCAGTGGCGAGGGCAAGCAATACCCGTTTATGCCCTTTTTTTAGCTCGGCCTTGATAAGGTCGATGGCTTCTATTTGGTATGGGCGTAATGTTCTCAAAAAAGTTCCCCCCCAGCCATATCAATTATCATATCATTCTCCATTTTGTACTCAACTATTTGGGGGGAGGTGGATCCTTTTTGTTCAATCCCTGCATACATCCAAGCGTTATTCGTCCCCTTAAAAACTCTCCATAAAACCTTTGAGTATTTTTCATCCCTCATTAATTTATACATTCTATTTTTCCCTATGCTTCCCACAAACTTATCATTTAGGTCAGATTGCTTACATTGAAATTCTGGCATGCTCATCAAAAACTCATGTACCTCTTCCGCGATTTCATTATCACGGCCCACGTTGTCCTCAACTTCTTCTACTTCGCTCTCATCCACTTTATCGGATGATAATATTTTCATGTTTTTGTAATCAATGTCAATGGTAAACATATCGTGTGCATCAATCGGGCGGGCTTTTTCTTTCTTGATCGTGACTTTTTGCTTATTGCGTATCATCGCCCATGCGGTGTCGCATGAGTTTTTAATAACAACCGAGCCGATAAAGGTAGGGAACTTATCCTCTTTTTGTGGCTTCTTAACGTGGTGCAAAAGAATAACCGTTGCTTTGAAATTGTCACGTATCTTTTTAATCTTCTCCATGAATGGTTTAATTATCGTATCATCATTGGTAGTGCCGTCCACAAAAAATGAAAGCGAATCTACCACCACCATAACCCTATCATTATTATTTCGTATCATTCCCAGTTTATCAATAATCGCTACGATGTCCTCTCTATCCTTGCCGACCAATCCGTAATACTGCAATTTTTCGCCAAATACTTCTAATAATTTTGGGAGGCGTGTTTTGATTGTCGATGCGCCATTGTCAGCGTCGATATAAAGCACCATATCGGCTTTATTATGGGTAAGGGCATGGTTACATATTCCAAGCGATAGAACCGATTTACCGACCCCACCATCGGCGAAGATCATATTAATATTATTCTCATAAATGAATCCGTCATAGATAGCGGCCTCTTGCTTAATTCCGTCCAGCATTTCAACTGTCAGACCCCGCCCGATAATATCCAAGAAGTGGGATTGATCGCCGATTTTTGAGGATAGCACGAAATCATCAAAAGCGTTTTTAAATTCCGCAATGCTAGAGAAATGTTCCAAATAATCCGAGAAGTCTTTGGCCGTTTCGTTTCCGATTATCTTTTTAAAATCAGCGTGCTTAAACCATATTTTTTCACAAAGTGCATTAGTGAAAGTTTCTAGCATCATGTCTTTGCCGTCGTCGTCGTCAATGAATACGCATAGACGATTTTCTAATAATTCATTGCTCAATTTAAATTTAGCGGACGGGATAGCAATCACGCTGTACCCCGCAAGGATAGCGGTGAGGTAGTCGTGCGTTCCCTCTACTATCAGCGTGAACGGTGAGCTGTCTTTTATACGTGTATAGTGTACTGAGCTTTGAGTGTCGGGCATAGCCACCCATTTTTTCATATCGCCTCGTATCTCACGGCGGCGGTATCGGATGGATCGCTCTATTCCGTTCTCATCGTGCAGCAATACCATAGCCGAAGCATTGGCGGTTTTATCCTGCACATTTACCCGGACTATATCGAAGAATTTTTGGCGGTCAATTTCGTGGGCTTCTTTATAAAGCCATTCAGGGGCGATGGCGTGGAGTTCTTTTTTATGCTTTGATTCGTCGATCGGGATTTGTTGGCTAAAAATCTTCTTTACAATGGCGGGCTTCATGTATTCCGATTCGGTTACAAAGCGGTGTACCGTTTCGATGTCACCTTGTATGTGCAATTCGTCTTTCAAGGCTCTGATCGCATCGGGTACACTTATGCCGTTTACGATTGAATAGAAGTCAATAACATCGCCACCCTCAGAACTTCCGAAGTCGTGCCAAGTATTTGTCGAGCGGTATAGTTTTAGGGAAGATGTTTTTTCATCTCGCAGAGGATTCTTTTTTGTATTGACAACATTACCGCCTCCGAAAGGTTCGGCGTTGTATCGTTCTGCTAAATCAATGATTGATAGTTTGGTTTTAATTTCGTGGATCATTGCATAGCCTTTAGTAGGTCATATATTTTCTGAGTCCATACTATTTTTTCGTTAATGTCTAAATGTCCAAATCCATTTTCTAATGATTTTTTAGTTAAAACACTTTTGTAAGATATTTTATCTTCGTCAAGATGCACTACATACAAATACCCAAGCTCTACTAATTTTATATTTACAATTCTAGAGCGATCTCTATTCCTGTCATATTTCTCTCCGCTCATGTCAATATTAAGAATATCAACAAGCTCGTATGACTTATATGTTTTTATGTCGTATGAGCTATTAATACCACTATTACAATTACTACATTGAGTAATTATTTTTCTAGAAACTGCTCTCTTTTCAAGCTCAACAACATCGCCACAATCACATAAAAAAATTGCGTGCATTCGCTTTTTATATTTCAATCTTTCTGGTATTTTTACGCCAGTATTGACAAGAAACTTTAACATGGTAAAACTTTCGAGAAAGGATTATAAGAGGAGTGAAGGGGTTCTCAAGCCAATCACACGTATTAAAATAAATTAAAACAAACTCTTATCGGTTATCAATTAAGATAACCTTGGCTTGAGAACCGATAAGAGTTTAGAACATTATCACGATTATTAAATTAAAACATCCTTACGGTTTATAAAATAAATTTCGGTTTCACGGTTTCACGGCTTAAAGTCGATTAACAAGTTTCATTCAATGAATTAAACGAAACATGTAATCGTACCCAAATTCTCTCTAAAAGTCAATAGTAAATTTAAGTAATTTAAGTATTTTATAGATTCGGTTTCACGGCTTCACTCTTTTTTATAGGGTTAATTTTTATTTTAATCAAAAATAGACACGCCATAAAGCCCTATTTTACTGGGTTTCACGGTTTCACGGTTTCACGGACACCCTAGGAAACTGATTTTGCCGTGAAACCGAAATTTTGCATTTTTTTATTATTTTTTCTTAATGGCATATTTAAGGACTGTGCTGATATAATGCTCCTATCCGTTTAACGTTAAATCGTTACCGATACTAGCGGAGAATTTTTTTCACCTTCTTAACTCCGCTTAATTTCTTCAAAAATAAATCCCCACTAATTCAATCACAAACTCTTTTTATAGAACGTACAAATATTTGTGCGGATTTAGTAATTTTTAGGTATACTTATTACAGCTCAAAAAGGTGGTGACTATTAGTGGAGGATAGTTTTAATGGATGTTATCAATAAGTTCTATCTAATATGTGAACTATTCGACGATGACCTTTACTTAGTGGCTATTGAGATAAAGAAGAATGGCGCTAAGGGCAGACCATCTAAAGTGTTGTATAATATCTCTAATCTATTCCTAGCAAAGTATGAAACATACATTGACAGAATTTATAAGGCATACCATGAACACACAATCACTACTTAACAAGATCGAATACCTAGAGGCTACAATACAATCTATGCGTGAGAATGCAATAGATGACGCTAGACTCATTCAGGAGCTAGACTTCAAGGTAGCACGTAGAGAAGTTATCATCCGTTTCCTCAGTACCGGCAAAGCTGATGAAGTCGGTGAGCCTATTGTGAAGGAGTCGTAATGGCTATTACACAGAAGCAGGAAAATTTCTGTTTAGCCTATATTCAAAACAGTAATGCAGCGGAGTCATATAAACAATGCTATAACACTGAGAATATGAAGCCTGAGAGTATTTATCGTAAAGCTACTGAGCTAATGGCAAACGGCACTATCACGGCAAGGCTTAAAGAACTAAGAAGTAAGGCAGAATCTAAGGCTATTATGAGCGTAGAAGAACGTAAAGAACTGCTTAGCTTAATCGCTAAGAATGTGACGTATGATAAAGATGGTAATGCTGGGTTCAATGATGCTACTAAGGCTATTGAGATACTGAATAAGATGGATGGTATCTACATTCAGAAGAATCAGACTGAGCTTAGTGGTGCTGTGGGTGTCACATTTCAAATAGACCTGGGCGATGAAAGTAATTAAATACAAAGCTCAACCTACTGTTGCTAAGTATATCAAGCAAGATGGCTTCGTGTCGCTTATCGTTGGGCCTATTGGTTCAGGCAAAACGCTAGGGAGTATCATCAAGTGGCAGAAGCTGATACATGAGCAGAAGCCTAGCGCTGATGGCATACGATACACTCGTACCGTTGTAGTACGTAACACGTATGCAGAGTTAAAGGATACTACGATCAAGTCATTCGCTGGATGGTTCGGTGATACATTGAAATTTAACTGGGGTAATCTTACTGCTCTCTATAATCACGGCGGTGTTCACGCTGAGATACTATTCCGTTCTCTTGACAAGCCTGACGATATGAAGAAGCTACTATCACTTGAAATTACCTACGCATATCTGAATGAGCTACGAGAGCTGCCTAGAGAGGCACTAGACAACGTAACGTCACGACTTGGGCGTTATCCTGCTATGTCAAGAGGAATAGGTGCTACAGCTCCTCAGGCGTGGGCTGACAGTAATGCTTGCGATAATGAGCATTGGATGTATAAGAAGTTCTTTGAGTATAGACCTGATAATCATCACGTATTTTTACAACCAGAGGCTATCCTAGAAGATGGAGAGGTTAATCCATTAGCCGAAAACCTAGATAACCTACCGTATGAATACTATCGAGGCTTTATAAAGGGAAAGCCGCAAGACTGGATTGATGTAATGATACGATGTAAGTTCATACCGCTATCACATGGTAAGCCTGTGTATCCTGAGTATAATGATCGCTTTCATTGTGTAGAACATCATAAACTAGCACCACCTGATAAGCTATTGCCACTGGTAATAGGTGGTGACAACGGTAGAACCTCAGCGATACTTATAGGTCAGGTCGATAAGTTCGGGCGATTAGTAGTGTTTGATGAGTTAATATCAGATGATATTGGAAGTGCTGAGTTTGGTAATATTGTAGCTAATCACTTAACGGCAAACTATGAAGGCTTCAAGCATGAGATATACTTAGACCCTGCTGCCAACTCACGTACTCAACTTGATGATCGTACTCAGGTTATGGTATGGCGTAATGCTGGTCTATCAGTGCGTACTGCATCTACAAATAAGCCTAGCGTAGTTATCGAGGCAGTAAAAAAGAAACTAAACACAATCATTCAAGGCTTCCCATCATTAGTAGTAAGTGATAAGTGTACGCATATACGCAAGGCACTAGCTGGCTCATATCAATACAAGCGTGTGAATGTAAGCGGTGAGCGTTATGCAGAAGCACCCGATAAGAATAGTTACAGTCACGTGGCAGATGCACTAGCTTATCTCGTTGATGGAATAGGTGGAACACGTGAGCTAGTATCATCATCTAAGTTCAAAGAGGCGTTTGATAATGGATACAGCACTAAAGCTAATGATTGGAGTGTGTTCTGATGCTTAACGAGTGGTACTATGTAGCGTTTATGGGTAATGATAGTGGCTTGTATGCTAAGTTCGAGAAGAAAGGTTTTAGCCATTGCTTCATCTTTTATCCTGTCAATGAGAATCAATATGCAGTATTAGAGCATGGTAAAATGTATGTGCAGTTTGGTACTGTTACAATAGACCAAATAGAAAAGCATATCGGTGATGGCTTCATCATCAAAGTTAAGAGCAAGAGAACCGTACGAGCTCAGTGGTGGTGGTGGGTGCCAACTCCTGATAGTTGTGTTACAATTGTGAAACAAGTTCTAGGAATTCATGCGCCTTTTGTATGGAGTCCTTATCAGTTATATAAATACATTAAAAGGAAGCATACATGGGCGGAAATCCACTAAAAGCAATTACTAAACCGTTTGAGTCACTTGTGAATAATAGATTCGCGCAAGGCGTAGCTACGGGCGGTCTTAGTGAAGTTTATAACAAACTAGAAAAAAGTGATACTATCAGAGGTATGACTGGCCGTGAAACAAGTGCAGAGAAAGCAGCAATGGGTGAGCAGAAAGCAGCACTAGCATCAGCCAAGGCAGAAGCAGAAAAGAGTCTAGAAGAAAGACGTAAGCGTATGGAGCTTAAAAAAGCTGGTAGAGGCAGTCTATTGTCAGGTTCTGAAACTGGCGTAGCAACTACATCAACACTAGGATAACTTATGTATCAGACACAAAACTACACAATTATTTGGTGCGATAAATGCCAAAATAAAACTATCATTGAACCTGGAAAAGCCTTCGATAATCTCAACTGTAAATGCCAAGTAAAGGAAGAAGATGCAAGAGCTGAATCTAGAACAGATAGTCAAGCGAAAAGAACACGCCAAAAACAATAAAGATAAGTGGCGCAGTCATTTAAAAGACTGTTACAAGTATTCTATGCCTGAGCGTGAAACGCTTGATATGTACTCACCTGGGCAGAAGAAGAACCATGATGTATTCGACTCCACTGCCATTATTGCGTTACAGAAGTATGCAAACCGTATGCAGTCGCAAGTCGTACCACCTTGGAAGCAATGGCTAGTCCTCAAAGCTGGTACAGATATTCCAGAGGAAGAACAAGAAAAAGCGAATGAGTATTTAGAGAAAGCCACTAAAATCATATTCGATAATATCAATCACTCTAACTTTGATACACAGATACATGAGGCATTCTTAGACCTTGGCGTATCTACTGGAGCTATCCTTGTAGAAGCTGGTGACGGTATTAAGACTTCATTGAAGTTTCGATGTGTCTCATTGTCTGAGCTTATCCCTGAGAAAACATCACAAGGCAAGATTGATAATGTATTCCGTGAGTTCAAGATGGCATTACGTGATATTAAAGAGATATGGCCTAATGCTAAACTATCACAGAGTATGGAGAAAGACCTAGCTAAAGATGGCAGCGTAGAAGTGGAGCTAGTCGAGTGTGTGTATGAGTTTGAGACAAAGCAGAAAGAGGACAAATACCAGCACCTCATCTTCCATGAGAAAGAGAAGCATGTCTTATTCAGCGAAACACTAGACTCTAATCCGTTTATTGTATTTCGTGAGAGTGTAATACCTGGCGAAACTATTGGCCGTGGTCGTATTATGACCCTATTGCCTGATATTATGACACTCAATAAGATTGTAGAGTTTAACCTACGCAATGCTGCGCTATCTATCAGTGGTATCTATACAGCGAGTGATGATGGTGTCATCAATCCATATACGCTACGGTTACAGCCAGGGGCAATTATTCCAGTTGGTAGTAATGCAACAGATAACCCAACGCTTAGACCACTAGACCGTAGCGGTGACTTTAACATGGCACAGCTTATTATCCAAGAGTACCGTGAGCTTATCAACAATGTTATGTTTGCTCAACCGTTCGGACAACTAAGCGAAACTCCAGTGCGTACTGCTACTGAGATGGGTATTCGTCAAGAGGACTTAGTGCAGACCTCAGCGTCAGCGTTTGGCCGTATGCAGTCTGAGTTGCTAGAGCCACTATTAAAGCGTGTCGTTGATATTCTAAAGAAACAAGGCAAGCTGCCTGAGTTCCGCGTAGATGGTAAAGAGGTAACGATTAAGTTCACCTCACCTATGAGCCGTTCACAAGACCTAGAGGAACTATCAGCACTTAATAGTTTTATGCAACAGATGGTACAATTAGGGCCTGAGCTTATGCAATTAACCGTGAAGATGGAAGAAGTGCCTAAGTTTATAGCGGATAAATTAGGTGTTCCTTTGACTCTTATGAGAAGCGCTCAGGAACAACAAGAACTTGCACAGAACACAGCTCAGAACGCTGAGGCTATGGCGCAAGCACAACAAGGAATGCCACAGTGAGTTGGGAAAGCCTAGAAGCTATTACAGATCGTGATAATGAAGTACGCCAAGCATCAGAGATAGCAACGATGTATTTCTCATGCTTCGGCACAGACGCAGGGCAAAGGGTGTTAGAGGACTTAGTAAATAAGTTCCTCACTAAGCCTATTGTAAGACCAGGCGAGGACAACTTCGCACAAGGTGTAAGAGAAGGCAGGGCAGATTTAATTCGTCAGATTCTAATACAGATCGAATATGCTAAGAACCCACAATCAACAGAAAGTGGTGTGTTTGCATATCTTAAAAAACTACTAAGGAAATAATATGTTGGATACCGATACAAGCGCCCAAACAGCAGAAACTAGCACACCTTCTATAGGTGAAGCTCCACAAGTCTTTGATACTCAGGCAGTAGAAACTACTACAGAGACAGTAGAAGCTCCAGCATCATGGATGTGGGGAGATGATATTACTGGTACTGGTGAAAAGCCTGAATGGTTCAAGGACTCTAAATATAAGAGCGTATCAGAACAAGCTAAGGCATACACTGAGTTAGAGAAACGTCTTGGTGGCTTTGTAGGTGCGCCTAAAGAAGGATATCAGCTTAATGAAGAACTAGGCCTAGCGTCAGATGACCCGTCTATCAAAGCGGTACTTGATGTATTAGGTAAGAGCAACGCCTCTAATGAAGTAGCTAACGAGTTAATTTCATCATACGTTCAAGCACAAGAAGCACAAGAAGAAGGGCGCAGAGCTAAAGAGCTAGAACTACTTGGCACAAACGCTGACTATCGTATTAATGCGATTAAAGAGTTTGCTACGTCTGCATTGCCTTCACACTTACAAGATACGTTTAACGGCATGGTAACATCCGCTGCCGGGATTGAAGTAGTTGAAACTATTATGAAGAAGATGCAAGGTTCAGCCGTAGCACCTGATGGTATGGCATCATCTAATAAACTAGATAGAAATAAGCTACGTGAGATGATGTTTGCTAAGAACGATAACGGACAGTTAAAGTCTAGTATCGACCCTGAGTATAAAAAGATGGTAGATAAAGCTTACCAAGAATTTTACGGTAGCTGACCATGTTACTACCTGATGCACGATTAGACACGTTTAGCGGAGATGCTGTAACTAACCTAATGGCTAATGTGTCATTAGGGCAGATACCTGATGCTCACAATATCTTCATTGTAGGGCATAATTTAAGCATTACTAATGGTACTACCGAATTACTATGGCCTTATGGTGGTACGATAGATACAACTGGGGTATTCCCACTCAATCCAGTATCTTGTTACGTATCTTCATCTAGTACGGCTGACGTAGGTATGGTGGTTAGGCTATCATGTATAGATTCTAATTGGAACATGGTAGATATTGGCGCAACACTTAACGGTCAAACTGCTGTAGCTTTACCTATACAAGTACGCAGAGTATCTAAGATGGTTAATGTAGGTACTACTGCAACAGTCGGTGAAGTATATGTAGGAACAGAAGCAACACCTACGCTAGGAGTTCCAGTAATTGGAAACACGCTTAATATGTTCAGCGCACTAGATCAGAACAGCCACTGTGCCTTCTATACTGTGCCTGATAATTACGTAGCTTTGATTACTGAGTTTGGTGGTGGTACTCCTGGTAATGATACACTCACTATCTCGGGCTATTTCTCTAATCCTGAGTCTAAGGTTTATCAGAATGGTATGCATGTACCAGTCTATCGTAGCCATAAAACGCAGAATGTACCTTATGTGGCAGTTCCTTCTCGTTCAGACATTTACTTAGCTGGTACTGCTTACACTACATCAGTATATGCTACTGGTGTATTGCTTGGTATTCTATTGCCTAGCCATTACCTAAAGTCGTAGCGTACACGTCACTTTATATTATGTGATATGATTTTATTACGAGTTCTATAAGTCTGAAAGATACCCGCAAGGCCCTATCAGATTATGGTGTCGGAGAAACGGCCTGAAAAGTACCCGTATATATAACACAAAAGTTAAATAAAAATAAGGACCTACAATGAGTAAAAATCTCTCAGCAGTTGCATCAACTCAGTTTGATGACATGGTAAAACACGCTTTCCAAACATCTGGTAAGCTTCGTAATTACGTAACCATTCGTAATAACATTGTAGGTGATACTTACAAATTCCGTGCTATGGGTAAAGGACTTGCTACACAGCGTACAGCTCCATCTTCTGATACTATCCCAATGGATATCGCACACAGTTTGATTACTTGTACTTTGACTAACTGGGATGCTGATGAATATTCAGACATCTTCGATCAAAAAGAAGTAAACTTTGATGAGGTAAATGAACTTGCTTCTACTATCTCTAGCGCTCTTGGCCGTCGTCTTGACCAATTGATTATTGATGCTTGTATTAACGCTGGTTCATACGCTGGTACTGTTGGTACTGACGTTGGTGGTGCTGGTACTGGTATGAATATGGATAAAATTCGTAAAGCTAAGCGTTACTTAGATGACCAAGGCGTACCTATGGATGGCCGTGTTATGCTTATCTCTGCTGCTGGTCTTGAAGGACTACTTGGACAAACTCCAGTAACTTCTACTGATTACAACAGCGTTAAAGCTTTGGTTAACGGTGAGCTTGATACTTTCGTAGGGTTCAAGTTTGAAGTAATCGAAACTCGTGCAGAGGGCGGTCTTCCAATTTCTGGCGGTTTAGTTCGTGATGGTTTTGCATTTCACAAGGATGCACTAGGTCTTGCAGTAGGCATGGACATTAGCACTAAGATTGACTGGATTGCTCAGAAGAAGTCTTGGTTGTCTGCTGGTCAAATGAAGTCAGGCGCTATCGCACGTGACGTCAATGGTATCGTTAAGGTACAATCTACAGAGGTAGCGTAAGCTACTCTCTAACATAAAGGAAACACTATGGCTTTTACACGTGATAATTTACAAAAAGTAGCTGGTGGCGGTTCTGATGCTCCTGGCGTATTCAGTTATCTTTCACCGGATAACAAGGCTGCTACTCTTGCAAGTGGCTATTTCAATACAGCAACCAATGTTCTAAACTTGGGTGACTTTATTATGTGTCGTTGTTCTGATGGTGCGTTGGTAGCTGCGGTTACTTCTGCTTCTGATGCTGCGACTGTTACAACTATTACAATCGCACTAGCGTAATTCATAGGATAGGTATCCCCTATCCCATTGGTTGTGTTAAAATATCGTTAATATAATCAAGGGGACTAAATGGCCACTTCCAAAGTATCAATCTGCTCAAATGCCCTCATCTTACTAGGGGATGCTCCCATATCTTCTTTTGATGACCCGGGAGCAGGAGCTACAACAGCTTCAAATCTATACGAGTCAAGCTATCAAAACATACTATCTATGCACCGATGGCGTTTTGCTTCTAAGAAGTCACCACTATCTAAGTTCTCTGATACTCCATTAAATCAATATCAGTACCAATATCAAATACCTACAGACTGTATCGCAGTCATTACGGTGTATCCCGTAGGAGATTATGAGATTTATGATGATCGTATCTTCTCAAACAGTTCAAGTATTGACTTAGACTACGTGTATCGTGTAGATGAAAGCAAATTGCCGTTATGGTTTGCTAAGACTATGGAGTTTTACCTGGCGATGCAGTTCGCTATACCGGTTACGGGCAACAGTTCAAGACTAGGTGAGATGCAACAGCTATTCACACAGCAGTTACGATCAGCTAAGAATATTGATTCTACTATCAGACCTAATGCTGGAATATTTGACAGTCCATTTACTTCGATTCGGTGGTAATATGAGAACTAAAGTATTACAGACTAACTTCACTGGTGGTGAGATTAGCGAAACACTTGCAGGACGTACAGAACTAGAGAAGTATTATAAGTCATGTTCTGTTGCTGAGAATGTAGTTATTATGCCTCATGGTGGATTGAAACGCAGACCTGGTATGTCACGTGTCACTGGTAGCTACATAAACAAGTATTGCCGTTTAGAGTCATTTGAGTTCTCAATTACACAGCGTTACTTAATTATAGTGGCTGCCGATTTAATCCATATCTATAAAGATGGTACGCAAGTAGCAACAGTTACAAGTCCATTCACTACCGTTGCAATGATAGACAGCTTCGATATGGTTCAGTCAGCGGATACAATGATATTCGTACAAGAGGACGTACAGCCACAAAAGCTGGTGCGTGGTGCTACTGATGCAAGCTGGACACTATCAGCTATCACACTCACAAACATTCCCACTTATAGCTTTAGTGGCGGTGCAGCAGAAGCAGTATGGAGCGTAACACGTGGATGGCCTCGTACTATTACCTTTCATGGAGGGCGTCTATGGTTCGGTGGCAGTAAGTCACGTATAACTACTGCATGGGGTAGCGTAGTCAATGACTTCTTTAACTTTAATATGGGGACTGGACTAGCAGATGAAGCGCTATTTGATACTCTTGATACTGACCAATATAATGCTATTCAAGGCATATACTCAGGACGCAACCTACAAATCTTTACTAGCGGTGGGGAGTTCTATAATCCGTCTAAAGTCATAACACCAGCTGATTCATCTTGGCTGATGCAGACTAACTACGGAGCTAAGAGAATAAGACCTGTGAGTGTTGATGGTTCTACGCTATACGTATCTCGTAACGGTAGAGCATTGCGCCAATTCCTTTACAACTTCAACGAGGATGCTTTCGTATCTGTTAATGCTTTGCTTATGTCTGAGCATCTTGTAACAGATATTAAAACCGTGGACGTTCAAAAAGGTACGCTTGATAATATTAGTGACTTTGTTTATATGATTGATGCTAATGGTGATTGTCTTGTGCTTAACACCATGCGAAGTGAAGATATTCTAGGCTGGACTCATTGGACTACACAAGGGCTATTTAAAGACTGTGCCGTAGTAGGTGATGATGTTTACTTTCTAGTTATGCGTGATGGTACATATTACATAGAGAAACTTAATACTGCAACGTACACAGACCATAACACGGTCAAGACTGGTACTGCATTTACAACAGTAGAAACACTAGAAGAATCACCTATGAAACTCAAAGTCCATAAGGTAGTATCAGATGGAGCAGTACAGCTTGATAAGACACCAAACGGCTCAGGCGTTATCACACTAGACAGACCAGCCAACTATTGTGAGGTAGGGCTAGGCTTTACCGTGACGATTACGACTATGCCGATTAACTTTCAAGACCGTGAAGGCATGACAGTAAACAGTAAAAAACGTGTACTAAAGACTAAGCTAAGAGTGTATAATACTAAAGGTGCAATCGTAGAGGGAGCATTGCTACAAGGTCGTAGATTCCCAATACAATTCAATAGTAATCCTGACCCATATACGGGGGTGTTAGAAATATCACACTTAGGGTTTTCAGAGATTAATAGCGTTACGGTCACGCAAACAGACCCATTACCTCTGCATTTATTGCAGATAGAATCAGAAACGGAGGCATAGTATGGGAGTAGCAGAAGCACTAATAGCAACGGCAGTTATGGGAGCTGGAACGTCTTTGATGTCAGGTATGCAACAGAAGAAGGCATACAACCAACAAGCTGAACAAGCTAAGATGGCAGCAGAGGCAAACGTAACAGATCGCACAAGAGCTTTAAATGAAGCAATGGCAGTACAGAACGCTATGATGGGATCATCAGGTCGCACACTGGAAAGTATCGGCTCTGTAATTGGTGGGGACAAAAAGCGTTATGAGAGTGACGTACGAATGATTAGAGCAGGTGCAGAGTCACAAGCACAGCAATACAAGTCAGCAGGGAATACAGCTATGACTATGGGAATGCTGAATGCTGGCAGTACATTAGGTGAAGCAAAGTATAAATACTCTATGCTAGGAAAACCAACTACAACAAAAGTAGATTAACATGACAGAATTACAAAGATACCAAGGTGGAGCAACACCGTTTCAGCAAGTAGACCCTACGGCTGCTAAAGCATCAGCACAAATGTTTCAATCACTAGGGCAAAGACTAGAAGAATGGAATGGCATAGCATACAAACAAGCACAAATTGAAGTAGCAGACGAAGGACAGAAGAACGCTATTAGCGATATGATGAGTGGCGACCCATTAAAGATTGAAAAGGGGCATACGTTCTATGCTAAGGCTTATAATGATATTTCTAAGGCTGCTTATAACGTACAAGTTGAAAGCGATTTAAAGACTACCGCTGAACAATATGCTGCAAAGTTTACTAATGACCCTAACGGCTTTAATAATGCTTTCGGTGCATATACTAAAGAAGCATTAAAGGGACAGACTGAGCCTGAGTTTCAAGCGATACTAAAGCAGAAGGCTATGACCTTGCAAGGTACATACGGTGCTAATATTGCTAAGGAAGCGTTTAAGTTAAACCGTGAGAATGAGAACAAAGCTATTGAGGCTTACAAAGATGAAGAAGCTATATCATACGCCTCATTCATTGCTAACGGTGACGCAGTTAGTGCTACAAACTCTTTAGCTAAAATCACATCACTAATAACACTACAAGTAGATCATGGCCTTATGCACAAGAGTATGATACCGCTAGAGATTAAGAAGATGCAAGAAAAGGCACAAGAGACTACTACGCTTATGCGATTAGACGAAAGCCTAGAGCGTAATGAAGTTGACTTTGTACAAAAGTTTCAGAGCACTCCTGAGTATAAAGCTTTACCCATGGACAAGCGCACCGCCATTAATAAGAAAATGTATGAGCATATTGATGGTAAGTTCAAATCAACTGCTGAGGCGTTTGATGCTAATGCTACGCTAGTTGAAAAAGTAAGCAAGAAAAAAGCACTAGACGTATCATCTGACATTATGCTAGGTAATCCTCCAACAGACACACAGCTTGACGATATGCTTAGAGAAAATAAGCTAAGGCCTGAGGAGTACAAGAACCTTAAAGAGCTAAAGAACGATATGAGTGCTGGGTCATTAACTGATAATGAGAGCGTAGTTATGGATTATGAACTAGCTATTGAGAATGTTAATCCTAGAGTAATTGCATACGATAATAGACTCACAGCTAAGACTAAACAAGCATTAATCAGCAAAGCAATCTCACACCAGCGCAGAGTTGCTTCCGATAAAGAGATGGCTAATGCGATGAAAGGCTTTAAGCAGAATATGGGAGGTGATCCTTGGAAGGTAGCTGATGATTATATCGTGGCAAATATACCGCTTGATGATGCTACTGAGCTAAAGCGGTTACGTCTTACTATGAAGAACCAACTAAGAGAAGAAGTCGAAGCAGGGAAGATAAATGTATTCGATGTGCCTGATGCTATGCAACAAAAAGTTGATACATACCTAGTTAAGAATAAAGATAAGACCGACTCCACAAAGTATGACAGATCGTTTAAAGAATACGAAGATAAGGTTAAGATTTATAACAAGTCTAAAAACTCTACATTCGGTAAGCTAAAATCTAAAGTCGGTATCGGCTCAACGCCTCCACCACAAGCACCAGCTAAACCATCAAATTATCTACCTAAAGGGCAAAGATGAATGAGTTAGAATATAATCGAGAAGAAAGCAGTGGTTCAGAGTCTATGCTAAAAGCTATGCAAGACCAAGGTGCTACATATCGTGAAGAAGATTTAGCTACTAATCTTGACTGGATTGAAGCATCAGGCAAAGTCTATCAGATGAATAATAACGGTGAAAAGTTCCAAGGTGATTACAGAGCATTGGCTAAGTACGGTATCGACCAAATGAGTGAGTTCAACTACAACGTGGCTATGGGTATGATACCTGACGTTTTAGCAGTAGAAAACGCAGACCAAGAAACACAAATATCATTCGCTTATCTAATGGACACATACGATAAAAAAGATATTACATTAGACGGGTTTGGTAGAGCAGTAAAAGAGTTAGCACTTGACCCTACTACTTATTTAGGAATATCTACGCTTGGTGCTGGGTTCGCTGTCAAGAAAGGCGCACAGCAACTAGCCAAAGAAGGACTAAAGAATAGACTTCATAACTCTATTAGAAACTATCTCACGAGCGGACTAGCTATCGGTGCTACCGAGGGCGCTATCTATTCAGCAGGCGATACAACAGCTAGAGAGATGATACAAACTGATGCAGGGCTACGTGAAGGCGTAAGCGGTGCAGATGTAGCTATCTCTGGTGCTATCGGTGCAGGAGTTGGTGCAGGACTAGGTAAAGGTATCGAGGTAGCTGGTAAGGCTATCGGCAAAGGTATCGACTACCTGAACAAAGAAGGTGAACAAGCTATGGCGCAAGTAGCTGGTGGCGGTGTGCCTGATAACTACATAGACATTAAACCTAATACAAAAGAGGCTATTAAACTATATAGAGGCACTAGCGAAACTGGAGCAGGAGGAGGTGAGGCTCTTGTAGGTAAAGGACTATATTTAACACCAAACCCTGATACGGCAAAAAAATACGGTAGCAAGGTAGAGGAAGTAGAAATAAAAAATGAAAATATTTATGATGCTACATCCACTATGACAGATAAAGAGTATAAGGAGTTTGTAAGATTATTTAGAGGTGAAAGAGGAATTGAGTATATGCCTGATAAGAATATAGGCTATACCTATGAGTTCTTAAAAGATGATATTGGTGCGAATACTGGCCTTGACTATGAGGAAGTAGCAGAAAAAATGAATACCTTAGTTAAGAAAAAAGGCTTTGAGGGTATGATGTTTGATTTATCAAGAGTTACAGATAGCACGCAAGAGGGTGAAAAAGCATTTATACTATTTGATAAAAAGGAAGCTAAATGAATGAAGAAGAATTAACAATAGTTGAACCGAAGATAGATGATGCGCAAGCTCTAGCGGATGCTCAGGTTATGGCTGAGATGCCACCATCTGAGGTAATAGATGTATCAGAGGCAGAAGCAGGAATAGGAGCAGACATTACACGCTTTATCACTAAGGCTATTGGCATCACTCCTGATGTTCCAATCTCTAAAGTTATGCCAAGTCCTAAAGATAAAGTGAGTGCAGAAATACCTACGCCTAAAATAGATACACCTGAACCAACAGCAGAAGCACCTAAGCCTAAGGCAAAGCCTACACGTATGACTGCATGGGCTAACCGTGAGATACTAGCTAAGAAGCCTGAGCCTAAAGAAAAGAAAATAGGCGAGATGGTAGTATCTAAACCTAGAGCAGTCCACGAGGCAGAAGTAGTGCCTATGCCTAATGATGTTAATCCTGATGCTATGTTTACTAAGATGGAGCAGGGGACATCACCTAAGTTTGCTAAGTTTAACCCTGAGAAGGAAGCGGCCAACTTAGTAGAAGCGGATATTGACCAATTCGATGACTCAGTATCACATCAGATCAACTTCAATACTTTAGAGAATGAAGATGATGTTAATGCAGTAATAGCAAGTATCGCAGAACAAAACAAAGCAAACATTGACTTTGAGCGTAGAGGTGTTGTATCAGATGACCAGCTATTTAAGTTTGCAAACGATATTGGAGCAGATGAAACATTCGTACGTGATGTATTTACACGTGAGGCTGGCGGTGCTATACCTCCTGCTGAGTATGTAGTAGCTATGCGCCAAGTGCTTAATCAATCGGCTACTAAGCTTAAAATGTTAGCGGATAAAGTAGCTGGTGAGTTTTCACCACAAGATAAGATAGAGTTCGCTAGACAGTTTGATTTTCACCGTAAGTTTCAATCTAAGTTCATGGGTGTACGTGCTGAGTATGGCCGTGGATTACGTGCGCTAGGTGTTCAGATGGGTAATGAAAATGATGTGCTTATGACACTTGGAGCTATGGAACGTGAGCTAGATATTACCAAAGTAGCAGCAATGATAAGCGACTCAGAGAGCGCAACTGGTATTAATAAGATGGTTAATGCTTACTCTAGCAATGCTAAGTACGGTATGGACCTACTCTATACTGAGTATATGTCATCTATGCTATCAGGGGTATCTACACAGATGCTGAACTTTGGGGGGACTATCGCTAATATCAGTGTTAACATGGCAGAGCGTAAAGTAGCTTCATGGATGCCTAAAGGCGCTCATGCTATGGATGAGGTACAAAACGATGAAGTAACTGCTATGCTTATCGGATACTCATCATCATTCAAAGACGCAATGAAAGCAGGATGGAAAACACTAAAGACTGGCGACCCTTACAAAGGTATGGGTGCAACTGGCGAAGCGTTTGTTATGCCTATGCCTTCAGAAAAGTTTGCAATGGGCGAAACATCAGGAGCTATTGCAGATATGGCTTTTAAAGCTATGGCGTTTCCGTTGCGTAATGTAATGGGCAGTACCGATACATTCTTTAAAGTTCTAAATGAGAGAGCGCAACTAGCATCAAACTCATTCCGTGAAGCTAAAGCTATGGTAAACCGTGGGGAAATTCAGCCTGAGCAGTTTCAAGAAACACTAGCTAATATTATCAATGACCCTCACCAATCAATGATTAATAAGTCTGAGGACTTCTCTAAAGAGATGGCATACCAAGAAACACCTGGTAAGATGCTTACTAATATTATGAGTGCTATTAATAAGACTCCAGGGGCTAGATGGGTTGTGCCTTTCGTTAAGACTCTAGGGAATATCACACGACAAACATTAGTTGAGCGTACTCCAGCAGCAGTACTACACCAGAAGTTTAGAGATGAAGTAGCAGCAGGAGGAGCTAAAGGGCAATTAGCACTAGCTAAGATGAGTTTAGGTACTGGCATTATGGCTACTTCTTATATGTTAGCTGAGAGCGGTAATCTTACTGGACCAGCTCCTAAAGATAGAGCGGAGCGTGATGCTTGGAAAGCGGCAGGTATGAAGCCATTTAGTATGGTATTCAATAACGAAGATGGCACTAAAGAGTATGTACCTTATACTGGACTAGAGCCTTTCGCTACATTCTTTGGTATCTCAGCATCTATTGCAGACTATCAGCGTAAGTCATCTTATGTAGATTTATACGATGGCGAAGATGAGAAGTTTAACAGTGTTATGAGTGACTTGCTTGTAGCTATCAGTGAAAATACACTTAACCGTACTTTTGCAGTCGGACTACAAACATTCATGGATGCAGTAAGTGAAGGTGATGCTAAGTCATTCCAACGTTTAGCACAGAGTTATGCCAATACGATGATACCACTAGCAGGGCTTAGACGTAATATCACTAAGGATATGGATGAGTACAAGCGTAACACGGCAGGAGTTATGGAGTATATTCAATCTCAAATACCTACAATGAGTGAGGCGCTACCGCCAGTACGTGACTTATTTGGTGAGCCAGTTACGCACGACTACACTTATATCAGATGGAGTCCTTCGACTTCAACTAAAGACCCAGTGCGCTTAGAGCTATTAAGACTCAATGAGCAAACCAAGAAAATGGCAGTACCACCAGCTAGGGCTATTCTAGGTAAACAGAAGATTAAGCCTGAGGATAGTGAGAAGTGGCTTACGTATGCTCGTAAAGAATACCGTGACTTCAGTGGGCGTACTTTACACGAGCGAATAAATGATACAATTCAAGATGAAAACTATCTGTCAATGCTTGAAGATGATAAGGTAAAGCATATCCAATCTATCACACAAAAGAATGATATGGCAGCACTTAAAGAGCTTGCTAGAGATGATGAGGAATTATTCTTACGACTCCATGCTAAAGACATTGTAAGAAGTGCAAATATCCTTGTAGAAAAAGAAAACATGGATAAAGAGGATGCTTTAGAAGAAGCAAAGCAAGAATATGAAGATATATTTGGAGGTCGATAATGGCATTTAACATAAACCCAGGGAAGCAACAATTTATTGCTACAACATCACAAACGGTATTCACATTTAACTTCGCTATCTTTGCCGATACTGATATTAAAGTATATAAGACTTTAGCTGGCGCAGTAGCTGATGACATTAATGACGTATTAACGCTCACTACTGATTACTCAGTGTCTATTAATGGTACGCTAGGTGGCACAGTTACACTATCGTCAGGTGCAGGTGTTAATGATATCATTACCCTAGCTAGGGCCTTACCTATCTCACGTACTACTGACTACGTGACTAATGGTGACTTGTACGCTGATACACTAGACCTAGACCAAGATTACCAAACATATCTTGTCTTAGATCAACAAGTAAGATGGGAGAGAAGCCTTGTTTTGCCTGAGTCTTATGATGGGGATGTGTTTACTCTACCAGCTCCAGATGCTTTAAAGATGTTTCGCTGGGACGTTAGCGGTACTTATATTGAGAATATTGATCCGTCTAATATTTTAGATACCACTAATGGAATTATAGTTGATACAGTAGCAGACCTAGCTACTATTGACACAGCGTTGCATCAAACGGCTATTGTGAAAGACCTAGACCGTGGCGGTACTTTTATCTGGTCATCAACTGGAACAGCTAATGGCGGTACTGTGTTTGCTGGAGCTACTGGGTATTGGACTAGACAGTATAGTGGTGCTGTAAATGTTAAATGGTTTGGTGCTAATACAACAAGAACTGATAATGAAATACCAGTAAATCTAATCATATCAAGCGGGATATTGGATATTTATTTTCCAAGTGGCACATTTACAATTTCTAATACAATACTATATGAAACATCGCTACCAATGATAGTTGCAGGGGAATACGTAGACTTTAATGGAATTAAAATCAATGGTGCAGGTATTGGAAAAACTATAATAAAAGCAAGTGCAACTTTTCCAAATAATACTTCCATGATAAAGCTTAATGGAAATGCGCTTAATAGTTCTGACAATACAAACCCAGTGTCTCAAATTGGAAATACTATAACTAATTTAACTATTGATGGAAATTCTATAGGAATTGGGGTAACTGGACTTTCTATAACAGCCAACTGGAAGCCTTTGTACAGAAATATAAACATAACACATACTTCTGGTACTGGGATATATATAGGAGGAACAACAGTCGTAGGTAAAGACGATGCAGATACTACTGGATTGGGTGAGTTTGACAATGTAACTGTACAATATGCAGGAGCATACGGCTATCTTGGAGTCAGTAGTAGGCAGTCACAATTATTATTTAACAACTGTAATTTTAAATGGTGTTATTCAGATGGTGTAAGAATTGCTGGCGTTGGAATAACTTTCAATAACACAACTGTTTCGTCATGTGGAAATTCTGCACAAATCACAACTGGTGGTATTAGAATAGTTAAATCTGCAACACAGGCTGTTACAAGAGGTATTAGATTTACCAATTGCGAGTTTGAAGCAAATTATTGGCATGAAATTAATATTGATTATGCTTTATCATACGAAATATCAAATTGTGTATTCAATCCATATCAGAAATCAGCTTTATCTACAGCGCAAGCAACAATTGACTTAGGTGCTACATCGGCTACAAATGGAATAATATCAAATATTAGAATCCAAGATTATTCTGATACATACGGGTATAATATTACTGGCATAAAAGCATCTGCAACTACTAATATACTAAACATTAATTCTGTATCATTTGGCCACTCTACTGGAAAAACTAATATTACATCAGCAACAAATGTAATATTCGAGAATACATTTAATACTGGTTTAAAGTTTGCGAATATAACAACATCAGATAATACTTTAAATATGTATGAATTTGGTACGTTCACATTAACAAATATAACGTCAGGCACTCAAACTAATAAATTTATCAGGATTGGAAATCTTGTAACTTTTGTTGCTAGAATTGATACATTTACATTAGCATCTGCAACATCTCTTGGAGGATTGCCAGTATCAGGTGCAGTATTAACTCCGTGTAGTGTTTATGTAGATGGGGTAACATTGGGAGCAGATAAAATATTTAATTTTGCTATAAACGGGACAACTATATTACTAAGAGTGCTAGACCTTACGACTGGGGGATATGTAAACCTACAAGACTTAACTGGCACTACGCTTGTAATATCTGGAAGCTATATAGTTACATGATGAAACTTATATTAGCACTATTATTATCAGCATTACTGTACGCTGAACCAATGTACCAACAAGAGGATAAGCAAAAGCACATGATTGGTTCCATGGCTATTGGTGCAACGGCTACAGGTATTGCTAGGCATTATGGTTCAAGTAAGTTTGAAGCTGTTGCTATTGGTATTGCTTCAGCTTTATTGGTTGGTATTGCCAAAGAAGCTATTGATGGCAGAGGCTACGGTACTGAAGATGTAGGTGACGTGTACGCTGATACGCTTGGAGCAGTAAGTGGTAGTTTATTATCTGCACAATTCAATTGGAGGTTCTGATGTTATCACATCATCCTAATTATAAACCTAAAGAAGGATGTGGCTGTGGCAGTGATAAATCTCGCTTTGATTACGTTCCAGATACTATCTATGGATTGTCAATTAAAGGTGCGTGTTGCCCCCATGATGACAGATACGAGCGTGGCGGAACAGAGCTTGATAAGCAGAGTGCAGATAGAGAGTTCTTGGCTAATATGCTCATGCTCATTGAAGAACGGGCAAATAGAAATACCGATACTAAAGGAATGAAGTGGTATGGTAAATGGTTTGCAAAGTCTAAAGACTTCTCCTATCCTACACTACTCGCAAGACGTAGAGCATTAAAGTACTACGAGGCAGTAGTGAGCTTTGGTGATAGCTCATTTAACTTTCACGATATCGAGGCAATTAATGTATAATGAAGTAAATCAAAAGAAAAGGGAGAGTCATGAGTGCTGAAAGACTCGATGTTATTGACGGAGATTTAAGAGAACAGCGAAAGACTGTTACCGAGCAAGGTCAAATTCTAGCCGTACTTGCCTCATCTATTGGCGAAATAAAATCATACATGAAAGAGTCCATTGAGATTCAACGCGAACAAGCTGTATTATTTGAAAAGTTCGCTAACCATGAAGAACAAAATGATGGAGATCATCGACACATTCACCAACGTATTGACATAATTGTTAGCGACATCAAAGAGATGAAAAAAACACACTCAGACACTTGCCTACTTGTACAGCCAATGGCAGAGAAGGGGGCAAGGATACACGGAGGCATGGTTATGGCTGCCAAGACTATCGGCATAAGCATACTTGTAATGCTGTTTGGGTTGACAATATGGGCTATCAAAGCCTCAGACTATACGCCCAACAAGTAAATGTTACAATAAGCAATGAGTAGAATGCTGCCAATTATAGTCCTTTCAGTGGTAATAGTTTTCGTACTTATGACGGTAACACTAGATAATGGAGGATAAATATGCCAAAATTCGGAAGTAAAAGTATTGACAGGCTAGCAACGTGTCATCCAGATATTCAGAAAGTAATGAATGAGGTTATCAAGCATTATGATTTTAAAGTTGAGTATGGGACTCGCAGTGTTGAGGAACAATTCTTCTTATTCAAGAAGGGTCGTAAATACATAGATGGTAAATGGGTAGTTGTTGGTAGAAAAGATGTTGTCACTGGTTTTGACGGAATACATAAACTATCAAAACATAATCACTCACCATCACTAGCCATTGATATTGTACCTTATCCGGTTGATTGGAAGGATTTAGAACGATTCAAAGAGCTTAAAAAAGTAGTGTTTAAATGCGCAAAAGAACTTGGAATTACTCTCGTTTGGGGGGCTGATTGGGATAGCGATGGAAACATTAAAGAACATAAGCTTCAAGATTATCCACATTATGAAATTACGGTTTGACTAGCGTAAACGATGCAGTTACCTAGTCATGTTTTTTTATAAAAAGAACTTCTTTAATTTAAAATGTCATCGTATTGAAACCTACCTTCGGGATAGGCTTCATTAAATAAACCAATATTTACTTAATGAACAAGCATTACAGATAATGATCTCTGTAATGCGCTAATGCCATCGCTGTACCATATATGGTGAATTCTCGAAGCCTGCTATTATGCTCTAAAAGCACAACGTCTCTGGGAATATTGAATAATAATTGATTAAAGAATGATTCCCATGTACTAGCTGTGTTGAAAGTCTTTGATCGTTTCGCTAATTCTTTTGATAATTGAAACTGATTCATTCCAATCCAATCAGTTAACCACCAATACAAATAATCAGTTGATAATAACCAGCACGTTTTTACAAATCTACTTTGATCTTCCAATATGTCCATATCTACCCAAGTTCTACCACTGTTCTTACGTCCGTTGCTTATATACCATGATGGGTACACGCCTTGTTCTTTTTTATACTTAAAAGCGGTTGTATATATGTTTGATGTAGTAACGGGCAGTAATACCTCAATATCCTCTGGGGTTACGTAATTTGGCAAAACATCACCCCCTTTTCAATTGTTTTTTATAATCGAAAATAGCTTTTTGAGTATTATCGAAAATCTCGTCTACCAATTTACGTGATACTACCTCAAAATCGCATTCAGTAGTAAGTGAGTAGTGTGAATAAATGTCGCTGAATTGTTTAGACTGTAACCCTAGTTTCTTCAATTCTTTTTCATTGTCAAAATAAATACCGCATACAACGGGTTCAATTTCAATAGCGAAATTGTCTTTATCGGTTTTTGTTTTAGTCCACACCTCGCGGGCAATAGCCAAACATTCAGTATAAAGCGTTTTGAATGTTCTATAAAGTGTTTTTTCAAGAGATACGATACGATTATATATAACCATCATTGTGGTGGTTAGCCTACCTGAGTCGGTGATAAAACCATTTTCAGAATAGGTTATTTCTAACTCTAAAATGGTACGAATATAAATCAAAGATAGAATATTATTTCGTGATGGATTTAATTTCATTAATTTTCTCCTTCTTTTTAAAAGCCTCGACTAATCGTGCTAATTCAATCCAATTAGATAGCTTAGAGCGTCCAATGTGGATTAACCTATGCTGTACTAAATTATCAATCTGTGACAGCTTAAAAGCCCTTAACGTTAACGTGGTATCGGTTAATTTGTTTTTCAATACTACGGGGCGTATAACTTGAACGTGAAACGGATCAACATAACGCGCAACCATATCAAATAAGTTTTTAGCCTTAATTAGTGGTAGTCCTGCGTCTCGTAAAGTGTAGATTGTGATATTCATTTTACTTCCACCCATGAGCCCATGATATCATCATTTAAAAGTCTGTCAAAGGTTTTATTTCCTTCAACCTTCCAAAGTTCGCCATCGACTACATAGCAATAATCCTCATCTATCCACCAATCGGCTTTCATTTTTTTTCCACCATAACGCATGAGATTAAGGGCGCGGCTGAATGTGTAAGTTTCTTCCATCACATCGCTCCTATTATAAAAGATGCAGCAATATAGATGCTTGAGATAGTAAGATTGCTATCATCGCCTTTAAATAGATAAGCTCCTAAATATGCTGTACCAAGTGCAATTACAAATAATTGTATGAAATTACGTTTCATCTACTCCCCACTTTCAAACTGTAAAGCAAAATCAGCATAACTAGCAAAGTCTAAAAAGCTATCATGTTTTCTATTATATGCTAATCGCGATACTTTCATTAGTGATAGCATAACCGCAACGTCAGTAGCATCTAACTGCCACGATGGTTCATTATCTTGTTTGCGTGCTAGGTAGCAATTCCAAAACTCAGCTATTGAGGCATGAGATACTTTAGCGTCTCCGTAATCACTTTGTCTATCCTCTTGGATATATTTAACCCCACTTGGAGTCATTGAAATCGGCGTTATATCATCTAAATCACAATCTAAGTACAAATCCTCAATCATTTGTTTTTCAGCTTGGCTCATAACTACACCTTCAACAATGTTTTATAGGTATTTTGTAACTCACTCACATTTACACCAAACTTAACGGCTACATGGTGAAAACTTAAATTGCTATTTTGTCTAATGTAAATTACTGCTTTTTCTAACTGTGTCATATTTATCTCCCTATTTTTGCAAGGTAAAAGCCCATAGCCTTAACCCGATAATTTCTCAATTGGCTCTTTTTAGGATCTAACCAATCATCCTCTTTTGTTGATTTTATAATCAACTCATTTAAACGCTCATGGCACCATTCAAAATGCTCTTTGGCTGTATGGGTATGAGATTGAATAAATACCTGCCATTCCGTTTCATTGACTTCGAAAAGTTCACAATCTGTATACTTCAATTTCGCATCTCCTTAATAATATCCGCATCAACTAACTCAATACGTTCTATAATTTCAGTAGTACCGCAATACTCTTTATTGATTAAGCTCTCCAAAGCCATTTTAACGCCCCTAGAACAATCACAAAGCGATTCAAGTATATCTGAGTCGCTAAATTGTTTTCTAAGCTTGTACAGTTGTTGGTGAGTCGTTAACAACTTCATCGTTTCTATTTCTTGCGCTATTATATTCATATAGCCTCCTTATTAATTTCTTCATTAGATTATTAGACTTTTCTCTTTGCTCAGGATTCTTACAATAATTAGTATACCTACCAGTATAGGATATTAAATCAAATACATTAAAAACAGTGTATTGAGCGTGCCCCTTGATAAAACAATAGTCAAGCGATAAATGTCTGAAATGTTTATTTATCCAGTTATATTTAAAACCTAAATTATGGATATCAAGTGATGTTATTGTCATTTTCTGATTCTTTTGGTTTCCTCAACCTTGATATAATATGGATTAGTACCAGCTTCTTTTTCTGTCATCCATCTAAGTTCTTTGATTTCATTTGCGTATTCTTTTAACACTCCATACTGCCATTCATATACTGGCTCTGATGGTTTGATGCGGTACATATAGTTAGGAGGAACAACATCAAACCAATTAATTCCATTTTCTGACCATTGCAACTCTTTTCCTTCAACTGCTTCATGATATACATCAGCATACGGATGGCGGTTTGTTCCTTTAGGAATACATATGTTTTGTGAGAAGAACTCGTCAAGGTGATAGGTTGCTTCATCTTCATTTATTCCACAAGAACGTCTCATTTGTTTGTATAAATCTTCTTTAATCATTTACTATCCTTTGATTCGTAGTAATTTTTTACACCATTATCATTATCTCTAGCGCATATAAGCGGACATTGACCATCTTCGTATACACACCCATTACAACTTTTAGGAGCTTCAAGCTCTGCATTTAACCTCATCGTTTCGTAATCAAGAACTTTATTTTTATCTTCAAGCTCTGCAATACGTGCTTCAAGTGCTGCAATTACCATTGTTAGTTTTATTTCTTTTTTATTCACACTTTGCCTTTTACCATAGGTGGTGGCATTTTCTGAATAAACCCTTTTTCTAGCGCCTCTTCCATACCATGTTTGACATATTCGTTTTCCATACGTAAATCCGCATTCATGCCTAGCAATTCAATCGCTGACCGTTTCCAGTTCTCTTTAGTTTGGTTATCGGCTGCAAGTAAAGCGTTTGCATGATACAACGCATAAATCCAAACACCAAAGAAGATTAACACTGCTACGAAACTGCCGATCATAATGCGAAACTGTGTTGACTTTTTGTGTAGCATCATTTCTTTTTTGATACCGATATTAATCAAAATCTCATTTTCACGTCTTAGTCCTTCAATATGCTTTTGCATATTAATCATCTTTTGTTCTTCATTCATTTTTTTCCCTTTAGATATGAGTAGATATAGAGCATAGTGATAATGACTATCACGGCTCCCATCATTGTGTTTTGAGGGTTCATCTCAACCCCTTAACATATCGGATGATCTCACGTATTGAAAACTGCGGTCTCCATGATTTAACATATTTGACTAATAATTTTTGTTGGATACTCATAACTAAACCTTCAAATTAATATAAAGCCCTGCTACGTAAATGTTTAGGACTTGCATTCTATGTAATGACTGTTTAATCGTCATCGACTTATTGATTGATAATAGATTTGTGAGGTATTCATGTTGTAACTCACCGATTGTTTTTCTCATTACCAACACCCGTCTTTCATGTCTTGCTCAACTAATTTATTTAATTCGTAGTACGTGCAGCAATAATCATCATCTACTATTATTCCATCGGGATCATGGTGTGTTTTATGCCTTTCATGTTTGCACATTAAAACATTCAAATCATCATCTATAAAATCCATAAACTTGCACGTTAAGCACGTTTTAGGTAATTTTTTCATAGCTGCTCTCCTATGTCTTCAAGCAAAATTGCTTTTAACTCATTCCGATTGATTGAGCTTAACGTGGCGTTGCTTTTAAATACGCCTACCAATATGTCTATTGCATCGTCCATTGAGTCGCGAAACTCTTTTAATGAGCGATTGTATCGTGCCTCGTTCCGTTCTTGTTCGTCTTCGTAGCGTCTTAATGCTTCCAAATTTCCGTCTGTGTTCATGAATATATCCATCCCGTAGGTTCAGCTGGAGACATTTCAATAATTTGGAAGATAATAGGCTTCCACTTTCCCCACCATTTTAAAGCGCCATCGTCCATATTTGATATTTGTTCATCATCAAAATTTCCCCATTCTTCAATAGTATGCGATTGGCATCCGATGTTTAGAATAGAATCCGTATAAGAGACCATATATTTTTCAATTTGGAATGATCGCAATGATCTCATTTCACCAATGGCAGAACGCAAGTTGGCAGAACGCAAGTCGGCAGAACGCAAGTCGGCATAACTCAAGTTGGCATAACTCAAGTTGGCAAAACGCAAGTCGGCAGAACGCAAGTTGGCATTACTCAAGTTGGCATTACTCAAGTTGGCATTACTCAAGTTGGCATTACTCAAGTTGGCATTACTCAAGTTGGCATTACTCAAGTTGGCATTACTCAAGTCGGCTCTAGCCCCACCTTCTTCACCATTTAACCACTTTTTATGAAGCTCTAAAATCTCTTTTAGTTCTTCTGATGTATATGTTTTCATTTTTTACCACCTTTTTTTTTTATTTAAAGTTAGTTGAGTGTTCCTGCGTGTCCCGACGGATTTAAGAACGATTTATTGATTGGACTCTTCACTCATTTAAACTTTTACTAATACCACCGTTGCAAACTTCTAACATTAAATTCCTCTATGGCGGTGGCATGAATAAAAGCTCTTTGTAGTAGCATAATCACTCAAATCTGGTTCTATACGCTTCCGGTATATTACTTATAGTTTGTGCTCGCTCTCTCAGCCAAACGGACTATACCACCATCAAAAGCTTATTTGACGCTTGTTATTTTACCTATTGACCGAACAAGCACAATGGAATAGAACCAAGTCTCAGCTGTAGCTTACCCTGGACGTTTTAACAATGTAATTTCAAATAACTTATTCTGTAAGTATAGGCTATAATTTCTTAAAGTTACATTAATTCGATATTATTTTTTATAAATTGTATCGCTTCTTGATGCCCATAACAAATTTCGCCTATGCAATACGGATATTTTTCTAACCGTTTTAAAAACAATTTTTGATCTATTGATACGGATGAAAGCGATTTTTTAACTCGCTTCATCTCAATGAATAATGCTTTATCCGGCAAAAAAATGAACATATCAAAAACGCCACTTTTAACGCCTGTCTTTTTGAGCTTTGAGGCTTCGATTTTATTTCGACTCCCGCCGTTTGGAATTGCAAAATAATCAAAGCCGTTTTTATCGAGCCATAAACAAAACGCTATTTGTTCATCATCCTCGAGCGGATAAGTCATAACCGTGGATCGGCGATCTCACCGCTTTTGATTTTAATTTCAAACCCCAGCATCGCAAGGGAAAGTTTTTGTTTCTCCCATTGGTAGATGGTAGATTTTGACTTTCCGAGATATTCGGCAAGCATCTTGATTGTTATTTTATGCGTCTTTCGCTTTTTAGCCATCAGAACAACTCCTCCGCCTCGGCCTCTAGTCCCTGCGCTTCATCTTTTACCTCTGGTATCGGGTCTAGTTTATCGTTTTGTGCAGCATATTTAAATTCGTTCACCGTAGCATATCCGCTTTTATTCAAGATTATGTCAGCCAAAACATAACGGCCCACTAAATCATTAACGCTAAAAATTTCGGGGGCTTTCATTGCTTCGGTAAAACGCTTTAATCTCCATGTGTATTCACCGGTCAAACTGAATGACTCTGAATGGTTTTTTTGATCGTGTGATTTAAACGTGAATTTTAAACGCTGGTCTCCGTTTTTATCATACCCGTCCTCTGTAATTGAAATTAATTTAAGCGTATAAGTGCCAGCAGTTTTAATATACTCGTTTGGATTTTCTGAGCTTACGCCTTTAAGATTTACTACCATTTTTATTCTCCTTGATTTTGTTGTTGATTTTCAAATTCTTTGACCCGTGACAATAGGGCTTCCTCATCTCGGCTTAACGCCTGTATCGCTTCCACATCTTCTGCAATCCCATAGTATGCCACAAAGGCTTTAATATCCGCATTCGACAATTGAAGGTCTTGTAGCTTACGTCCTAAAATAATCTTTTCAGCTTTTAGGGTTATCTTTGGAGTCTCTTCGACTTCAATTTCTATAAAAGTATCATCCGCAACAGCCAAAGGCGTGACGGTGGCTTGCATATCCATAACCTCATCAGCTGTGTACATTCCGCTTAAACAAGCGGGATAGATGGCGCGAACGCCCTCAGGGATACATCGAGCGCGCAACATTTGATCGGGGAATTTTTTCCATGTATCATTTTTTAATAATTCAGCTTTTTGCGCTCTGTCAATCGTCCATGTGATTGTAATTTCTCCTCCTTTTGGGTGTGAGAATTTAGCAACCGCTTTTTTGTCGTTTGATTCAATCCACAATACAGCTCCTCCACTTTCTTGAAATCGTGCTAAAACCGTTGTGGCTTTCGGTGCTGGTTTTCCTCCGATAATATCATATTCCATTGCAGCACGTATCGGATGAATGCCATCAGCCTGAGCGATTAACATTAGCGTCATAGCTTGCGCCTCGGTTTTAACCGCTCCAAAAAATCCGCTTTTAACGACGGATACTGCCATTGATTGAATTTGATCGAATGGGATTATATTGCTCATTTTACACCTCACTTAATTTGAAAATTTTGTTTTGTGACGATTTTAGCACCGTCTATCGTTTCGCCTTTTTTAATGGCATCTTTGATTTTCACCTTATCAAAATCACGCTTAATCTTGATATAACGTCTGTCGAAATCATCGGGCGTGATAAGTTCGTCAATTTCCACCGCTTCGCTCTTACGAAACGAGAATGTGAATTTATCGGTCTTAACTTTATCCTCACCGCTTTGTTCGAGAGCGTATGACATTAGATTCTTTAATCGTTCAGCGTTATTACTGAAATTCTTGGCACGTTCACTCAGCCGTTTAGCTTCATCTTTTAAAGCGTCCGATGTTGATTCAAGTTCCTTAATAACGTATGCGCTATTATCAAGCTTATCCCAAAGCGTGGCCGATAGCCCATTGAAAAGTTCCTCAATAACTTTTGAGTTATCAATAACTTCACCCGTTTCTTCATTAAATTCGAAATCGTTGTTTAAAATATCTTGCAATAATTTAAACTCTGACGCTATTTCAAATAATCTCATTCTATGATCTCCTTTTCGTTTGGTAGTAAATTAAGAATCCAAATTTTATGCTCATTCCACCACTCTAAAGCTCCGACATCCATAGCTTTGATTTCTTCATCATCAAAATTTTTCCATTCTTCAATGGTATACGATTGGCATCCGATTTTAAGCATTGACCCCCATCGCCAAATACTATATTTAAGACCAGCCATAAAAACAAGGCTTGAGCCTTTATGTCCAAACAACATGATAAACCCAGCTTTGATACTTCCACCAGCTTCGATACTTCCACCAGCTTTGATACTTCTACCAGCTTTGATACATTCACCAGCTTCGATACTTCCACCAGCTTTGATACTTCTACCAGCTTCGATACTTCCACCAGCTTCGATACTTCCACCAGCTTTGATACTTCTACCAGCTTCGATACTTCCACCAGCTTTGATACTTCTACCAGCTTCGATACTTCCACCAGCTTTGATAAATCCACCAGCTTTGATCCATCTACCAGCTTTGATACTTCTACCAGCTTTGATACATTCACCAGCTTCGATACTTCCACCAGCTTTGATACATTCACCAGCTTCGATACTTCCACCAGCTTTGATACTTCTACCAGCTTCGATACTTCCACCAGCTTTGATAAATCCACCAGCTTTGATCCATTCACCAGCTTCGATAGAACCTTCAACATACAACCATTTATTTAATGAAAATACAATTGAAAACTCAAAAGATATTGATCCTTTATATACATATCGGTATCCTTCGTCAATTATCCCTTCATAGTTTTCATCTATGATTAACTCTTTCACCTCTTCACCTCTTTTTTTTTGGTATGTATAACTTTACCGTTTTAATTCTTAAAGTTACGTTAATTTATAACTTTTTGCCATTTATTTACATATTTTTGAAAAGTATCATAATTGCATTTCATCTTTACGATCTTTTTATTGAATCCGTTAATGGGTTCGGCTTTTTTGAGTTCAATCTCCATGACTTCGTTTTTGTAATCGTAGGCGATTGATTTTATGTTATTTGGGTTGAGCATTTTTAACCTTTAAAAAAGAGTAGTTCTTAACATTTCCGATATATGGTATCCCTATCATTTCTCACCCTTTAAATTTTGTTTTTCCATCGCATACGGCAAGCTTCCCAGTGACCAATTATTCGCATTGTACCGTTTAATTTGTTCCATAACCACATCGGGCGTTAATCCGTTTCGCTTTAATATTTCGATAGCGTGATCCGACCATTTGAAATGGTATTTTTTACCTTCACGGCTTCGGGCATTTTTAAGTTCAAATACAACATCATTCCATGTCACTTCATTCGGATTAA